AGTAGCTAAGACGTTATCCTGTTGATTCTGTTTGTCAACAGCGAAGGAAGAACCTGACACCATCTCGTAGTCGTAGAGGATAGAACCGGTTTGACTTTTATTAATCTTCAAGTTCCCTGTTTTCTCATCATACTGACCACTCATCTCAGGATATTTTTTAAGAATGGTTTTAATCTCATCTCCAAAGAGACGAACATTGATAGCGGCTGATTGCTTTTGGGCGACAAGATTAACCATCTTTCGCATAATTTGATTGACGGCAATCTCGACATAGAATTTATCCCAAGCGTCTCGTGAGTTCTCTCTAGCAGCTTGTTGTTTTAGAGCTTGAGGGGTTTTACCAAAAGTAGAGTCTATGTTGGAAGACACGGTAGTATCGGTGGTTCCAAATTGATTCAAGAGAGCAGCGTTAGCACTCTGATAGATACCTTGAAAGGTTTGTAAACCCTGGGGACTAAGCTGAATAGCTTGAGCTGCAAGTTGAGGATTACCACGAGCTATCCAGTTAGCTCCGGCGACACGTTTAATTGAGGACGGAACGATTATGTCTTTATTGAAGATAACCGGAGGGAAAATAGACATCTTGGCTGAATCTAAGGCCAGGTTCCATGACGAGTTCATCACATACTGCATCGACTTACCCCTTTCAACATCACCCATACCCATAAAATCTTCAAATAAGGGAATTGCCCATTTATTACCTACTGGCAGCTCCCCTTCAATACCACGATTCTTACCATCACGAATGACGGTGTAATCAGCAGCAGGGACGACGTCAACCCATCTATCACGCTCATACATTGACAGGACTTCATAGAATCCATCACCTTTAGTACCTGAGACTCCAGTTTCTACATCCTCTTCTCGTTGAGTTTTGGAATCAGAATCACGATTTTGTTTATCCCCTGTGCTTTCTTTTAATTTTGTTATGACTTTGTCTAGGTTCTTATATCCATCAATCTTGCGTAACTTTTCAAAGAAAGATAATGGTTTCCAAGACCGGACGATTATATAATCTGAGTCTTCAAGTGAAGTCGCACCAACTTGAGGAAAGATATCCCAAGGGGAAATAAGCCATATATCTGGCCCAACATAACCATTCTGTTTGACATCCCAATCCACCATATAAAAAGCATTTCCATATATTTTGCTCATTCTGTGGAGCATTCTTAACTTAACTAGAAATGGGAGTTGAGCATTAGCATTTGGTACAACGTATTTATCCAAAATCAGATTCATCAGAGCTGAGGCTCCCATGTCATTTTTAGAAATTGCTTTCACTTTCCCAACAGGAACTTGTGCCATAACCCGAGCCTCAGACTCGATGATATAGGTGGATATTTTGTGGTCAAAGACTTTGGATTTAGTAGTATCGCTGATTTTGTCTTCTAAATTACCTAAAAACAGATTCTCATGCTCTTTCCACATTGCCCTCTTATTGACGAGTGAATCATCAGCTGCTTGTCTCCTTTGCTTTACGATATTTGATATTTGGTCCATAAAAATACCCCCTGTTACGGGGGTTCACACCGCTTGATATACGGCAAAAACTAATACCACTTATTCGTGGTCAACTGCTATATTATAACACAGATTAGCAGAATAAGCAAGAGACTGCTAAGGGATAATTAAGGTTTAACGTTGTTTTTATAGCGCTTGGTCTTAACTATTTGAAGAGTTTTAATGATTGGTTCGCCATTTTTCATAGTTAAAGTAAAATTAGCCGAGCCATACTCTAGCTCTTGGGCTTTTTTTTCAACTATGGCATGGAATTCAAGTTTTTTTGGGCTGAGCATAGTTTTCAAAATCTCTAAAGACGACATCACAGATAATCTTATTGCTAACTCTTATTTCAAAGTAAAACACCCCATTAGGAACTTTAAGCATTTCTTCTGCTATTTTAAGATGGGCCCAGTTGTTTTGAGGTTTAGTTTCCATTAAATTTACATTAAGTTTAATCAATAAAGTCCTTTGTCATTAAATAATAAATCATTAGGAAATTCTAAGCCAAACTCTACATCTGATACCGGAGTCTCACATTGTTGATATAACTGCCAAGCACCAGCTAAACTCATCACTAAGTCATCGTGGGCCCCTTGTTCGGCTTCTGGCTTTCCAAATCTATTGATGATGAAAGAATACAGCTCGCCAACCGTCTGTTTGTCATAGACCCTTAGAAGCCTATTATCTATGGCGTTTTTAAGGTCTTGTAGCATCCGAGGTCGGGTGGCAGTATTAGTTACCCAACCAATTTTCTCCGTCTGTTCACTTTGGGTTGTGCCGTAGGTAACTTGTTTATATATCTCGTATTTATTGTTTCGATTGAGGGCAGCCAGTCTCTCTAATTCAAATATCCCTCCGGCGTTGTTTTCATAAGCCACAACCGGTTTCAGTCCGGTAACATCAAACAATCTTTCGAGGACCGGAAAAATGGAATTGGTCATCTCAGTGGCGATACCTTTTTGATGATAAACAAGGGGGACATCAATCATGGTTTTACTCAAAAACTGGCAGGCATTTGAATCGGCCCCACCAGAGGAAGTATCCCCAAAGACAACAAAGAACTCACCTTTCTTAATTTCCCGATATTGCCTAAACATAAATTAAAGCATCTGTTAATGGTTCTCTTATTAATGAGCCATAATATTTAAGCGATTCACGATCAAAATAAACATCACCTGAATTCAGAAAGGCCTCTTCTGCCGTCTCCGGATATTCTTGACTAAATAAACGTCCCAGTTCTTTTTTCTTTCCTTCTAAAAATTCGGGGGTGTAAAAATCTGAAGCCTTGAAGAATAAAGCATTAAAACCCGTGAGTCCGGCAACAGAATCATCCCAAAATTCCTTTCCCTCATTGAAACCATTAGCAGTGCTCTCAATCACGACTCTTCCATCAGGTCTAACAGCTTGTAGGGCAGAAGCTAATAGTTTTCTAAAATGTTTATAAAAGAAAGCCTCTGACATGTGAAGGTTTTTGATTGTTTTAGACCTTCCAAATTCGACGTTCTCAGCAGTACCAACTTGATATTTAGAATTTAATACCTCATTGACTAATTCGTATTTAGAATTATATTTTAGAGGAATCTTGAATCCCATTTTCTCTTCATAAGACTTTAAGTAGAATTTAACTTTGTCTAATAATCCAATAGCATTTTCTGTAATATCAGCAATAACAACTGATTGAGAATTTGGATCAAGAATAAAATCAGCAGTAAAAATTCCACCAACTAATGAGCTAAAACCTTCCTGTCTTGCTTTTAAAATAATATCTCTACCAGTGGCCACTTCCATAAACCTTTGTTGTGGTGGATTAGGAATAAATGGCACAATAGTTCCGGTCTTGTCTATGATATTTAGTCTTAATTTAATAAAGTTTTCGTAGGGAGTATATATACTCATATTCCAAATTTTTCTTTATCTGCTTTTAAATTATTAAGAACATTGACTTGGATATTGTTTTGTTGAGGTTGTTGTTTAAAATCAGGATGTCTATTTTTTAGATAAAAGATTACTGCAGTCATATCTCCATCAGCTGCTTTGCTGATTAATACTTGCCTAATTTCATCGTTTAATTCGGCTTCACAATCTAGTATTTTCATGGCAAACTCTTTATCTGCTTCTAGCCAATCGTAATATGTTCTTCTTGCAACTCCAGCGACACTAGCACTATCAGTTATGTTTCCGTTTGTTTGTTTATAAGCATTAAGAAATTTATCCTTTTTAAGTTGTGCAATTTGTGCGACTGTACTTTCTTTCTTGGCAGGTGTCAGTCCCATAGGAAATTGAAATATTTAACAAATAACTCTAGTGCTTCCTTTTGTTTCTTATAAGCTTTCAGTTGCTCTTTCTCGGTATTGTAGAAATCTTTGATAATAATGTCTTTTGAGATTTGTTTTAGTATCTCTTTCCACTTTTTAAAGGTTAGTTCTGGGGGAAAACCATGAACAGTCTTAGCGAGGTATCCCGTAGTCTCTGATATAACTCTGGCTAAATATATATCTAAGTTCCAGGTATCCTCCGGACACCAACCATTCTTTCCTCTTAGGATAAAGTTTTTAATTTTCATTTTTGTTTATAAATTTGTAATAGTCTTGGATGGGGTAGATACCCCTGTCCATTTTGGATTATTTATTGTTAGAGGTCGGACTTTGGCGGTGTGTTTGAGGGTCGCTCCTTCACGAGAAACCTTGGTTGTCGCACCGCCTCTGTCCGTTGATAAATGTTTAACTAAGATATTATCTTCAAATTTTGTGTTTAAATATTCTTCCAGTAACTTGGCTTTTCTCTTATCACTTTTTTTACTTGGAGTTACTTTAACCTTAACAGAGATTGCTTCATCTTTAAGAAACTTTCTCCATGGTTTAAATACTGTAGGTTCTGGAACTTTCTCTGGTTTAGTGGCGAGGAGGTCTTCTATAACCATCTTTTTAATGATGTCGGCAATTTGTAGATTAGAACATCTTTGAATAGACCTAGCTATGTTTTTTCTTGAGTATTTGTATTTCATTTTGTTTGTCTAATGAATAATTTCCAAAATTGAGTTTTAAACAACCTTCCCTCATTTGATAAATAATCATTATCTTCCAACCATTCCATAATTTCTTCTAAATCTTGGGGTGAAATATGGTTAAAGTAATTAGCCATTGGAACTACATTTTCTTTTTCTTGGTGCTTATTTTGTTTCATTTGTAGCATTGGGCTTTACCTGTGGCACATACCTGCCAAGGTTGGAAGCCTCTTTTTTCTTGTAACTTGTAAGCACATCGGATATTGTCTTCAGCAACCCATTTATCACCGACACAATCATTTGAATACCAACTGCCGGCAATAATTTGAAAAACTCCAGAAGCTGATGATGTAGGGTTTTTGGCTCGTTCTTTAAAATTGCTCTCTGCCTTGGCTATTCTTATCATGGTCATAATCGTTTTATTATCCCTACCTAATTCTTCCCCTACATCGCGGATACAGTTGATTACGTTGTTACAGAATGGTCTTTCTTTTGCCTCGGCTACTTTTACCCTTTTTACTTCAATCGTTTGTCCTAGGGGCTGTGGTGAGGTCTTAGGGGCATTAAAAAGACTGTTGATAAGAATTATGGCTGCGATAATTCCAGCAATAAAAGAGAACCATAAAGCACCACGATTGACTTTGTAATAAGACTTTACTTTTCCCCATTTTCTTTTGATTTTGGTTTTAGTTTTCATTTTTCTTATTAAGTAAATCATTAACCCACTCTAAAATTTCACTATCATAGTGGCATAAATTACCACCATCATCTTCAAATCCACCCCAAGTATCTACTCTAGTCTTTATCTCCTCTAATATCTGTTGTCTTTGAGTAGAGAGAAGGGTGGAGATAAATTGTTTGACATCACTTAATTCCATTTGAGGTTCATTACTTGAAACAAATCCAGTTTTAATAATATATGCTTGATTAGTTCCAAACTTGTTATCAAACTCTTTCTCCCAATCTAATTCTTTAGGTTTTTGGTCAGAAGTTCCAGTAGTTGATGTTTTACAGTTATCATTACCAGTAGCATAAACTGATGGGTCATCTCCTATTTTTATTGTTTTCATTTTATTTTCCTTTTGATTGAATGGATAATCCTTTAATTGACTCTTTGGCACATCTTAATCCATCAAACCACTCGGTGCTACTATTTTCATTACTCATCTGGATAATTTCATTTATAGTCTTAACATCTTCTTTTCTAGTTTCCTCTACTGCTTTTTGTATTTGGTCAGTTAAAAAGTCTTTTAATAATTTTAGATTAACCAAAGACATCATTTCTCCTAAACAAACAGCACATCCATCACCGTCATCCATTTCTAATCTATTAAATTCTTTCACCGCTTCTGATTGTAGTTTTGAGAGGTTCATAAAAAGTTAATTAAATCTTTAATTGGGTCATTTAATTTCATTAGTTTTTCCATTTTATCCTTAGCCTCTTTTGATTGTTTATTTACTATTGGTCTAATTTGTTTTTTAATCTCTTCAAATTCTTCTTTGGTTATAACCTTTTTGTAGATTAGAGTAGCCAATACTGAAGCATTAAAAACATCTAATTCAAACAATGTCTTTTCTAAAAATTCTTGTGCTTCGTTTTTTATTTTCTTTTCTTTATCTTTTGTCATATTAGATTTTGTTTTTATAGTGGTTATTCGTCAACATTTTTTAACTTTGCTAACTCAATAAGTTTAGTAAGAACCTTGTTTAAATTCTCTATTCTGTCTAATCCGCACAGATGTAAATATCCATCTTCTCCAAAATAGAAATGTGAACAACCGTCCCATTTAATAAGTCCAGTCAAATAGGGTTGAGCGTCTTCAAGTTCATTAAGTGAAAAATCTTCTGAATTTGTAGCACCTTTTCTCTCATATATTGGAATATCCCATTTTTTAGTTTTCTCATTAAAGTCTTTTCCAATTATTTCGTATATTTCAAATTCAAATCCGTGAGCTTCATCATCCCAGACTGTATCTATAAATCTAAATGTTAAATCTAAATCTTCCCATTGTTCAGTAGTCCATTTTTTTATCTCTCTATTATCTTGTTTAATGGGTTTCATTTTTTAACTAAATCTATAACCTCTTGAGCTATCCCATCATAGTCATAGAGACCTGTCATATCGTCTTGATTGTGTTTTAGAATCTTTCCGAGTAATTGAGTAATAAATCCTTTTATACTTTCCCGGCTTACTCTATCAACTTCAGTAACATCACACCAAAGTTCAAAATCTTTCTCCCAATCTAATTTTTTAGTTTTCTTTTTATCTAGTGATTTTTGGTTCATAATTCAATATAATGTTTAATAAGTTTATTAAATGTCTTTGTATTTACTTTTTCCATTTCTTCAAAATAACTAATTGGTTCTGATAGCAATATTGGTTTAGATATAGAGTCACAAATATTTTGCAATATTAGTCTTTGAGATAAGCTTGGATATTTACCACTAACTTTTAATAAGCAAGTTACTTTATTATTTAAATCTTTTTTATCTAATAATTTTTCAAAAAAGTAAACTTGATATTTATTCCACATATTTTCTTCAAAACTAATTTCTTTTATCCCCTTTCCCTCTGATGATTTAGGTTTATTTTTCATATATTTAATTATCTTCCTCCCAACCAATTTCTAACCATTCTTTAACTATCTCATCAATACTTCTTACTTTTTCCCATTTATGTAAATTAGCGTTATAAAGTTCCATATCTTCTTCATCCCAACACTCTATTCCATTATTAGTTACTACAACCTCTTTTATCGTTGCCTTAAAGTTACCCATACTAATTTGTAATCCAATGAAAGGTGCTATTGGAGACTCTATCTCCTTTTTTAACCATCTATCCTTACTTGAAGCAGTAGCAAAATCCCCATGAATTTGTTTTTTTAATTTTATCTTCATATTTTTATATTTAATAAATAATCTTTCTTTCCCTCTGATGATTTCATTTTTTGACTAAACTAATAACTTCTAACGCTATCCCGTCAAAATCATAGAGACCTGTCATATCGTCTTTGTTGTGTTCTAGGATGTCTAGGAATAACTTGTCAATAAATTCTTCTATACCCCTATGTGGAGTTGTTTTAAACTTGTCTAGGTATCTATCTCTCCAGTCATGGCGAACCTTAACGGTGCTTCCAGTCGTAGCGTCACGCTTCCTCTTGGTTTGGCTACCGTCTCGGTCCATGATATTGCAGGGTGCTCCACATTTACTACATTGCCAGTAGTGAGTTCCCTCGTCTTTTGGGTATCCTTGAACTGAGAGAACATTAGCCCCACAGCAGTCTGATGTTTGTTTATCCTGTACCGAACTGTCCTGTTTCTTCGGACGTTTGATTGAACTGGTAACTAGATTATTTCTCGCTCCCAGTTTAGTCTCAATAAAAGTAACATCCATTAGTCCCATTAGGTCCATAAACTGTTCTACCATAGGCTTACCAGTAGCGATTATCTTATCTACTTCCTTCGAATAATCGTTAATGGTCATTTTCTGTTTCATTTTTTTTCTTGAGGTTATATTACATCACTTTCTAGCAATGTCTATGGTCTAGTGCTAAGAGTTAATGCATAGTTAAACCTTTAATCAAATCTACTTTTTCACACTTCTGACAGGGTTCTATTCTCCCCCAAGCTACCCATGCTTTTTCTACTTTACACACAGGACAGAGAACGTTATTGTCCTTATCTACTATTGCTTCACTTTGGTATTTTTTATCAACTTCGTTTAGTTTCATAGTGTTTAAATTCCTCAACCATACACTTTGAGTCTTTACCATAAGTGTTTACAAATCTAATCTCTTCAGCCTCTAAGGGATTAGTTCCTAAGCGGTTGGAGTGTTTAGATCGACACCTCGGACACTCGGCGTGAGTAGTAGTTTTAAGCGGACTTTGATTTAGGATTTCTTTTATCATTTTCAGCTTCCCAGACTTCATTCTGGTATGGGTTGTCATAATAATTAACTTTGTTAAAAAACGCTTCTGAAGTAGCTACCGCACACCTAATCATTTCTTCTGATTTAATCTCTTCAGCGATGGCTAAGATTTGGAGATGGAGACAGGTAAAGTCATTTACTAAGTCTTTCTGTGTTTTTTTCATACTTCTTAGACCAAATTTTATAAGCTAATCTGTCTATTCGCTCTTGGAGACCTTCGAGCATATATTCGTTTGTGGTTACATGATTCATAGTTTGCTTTGATAATATTTATTTCTCCACTACCCACTTAATGTTTGGGTCGGTATAAAGTGCTTGTGATAAGGCCCACTTCATTTTCCAAACAGGTGTCATGGTAATTGGACTTTTAATTTCTAAATAAGTAAACGTGCCGTCATTTTCCTCAATCATAAAATCAAGGTAATAATTGGCTATATGGACTCCATTGACATCAAGAGATAATTTAAACTGCTTTGACCAGTCTTTAATGTCTCCATTGTTTTTTAGTTGGTCGAGTTCCCATGCCTTTTCAGCCTCTTTCTTGCTCATGTAGGAAGTGCCATGATAAGCAGTCCTACGAGAATTGTATTTATTACCTCTTCTCTCAAAATATGTCATTCTTCCTCCTTTATGCCTAGTTCCACACCTGAATCTTCGATTTGTTTTTTCAGAGTGAGTAAATAAATAACCTGATCCACGGCTTCTTCGATTGCCATGTCTATCAATCCTTTCTTCTCCCATAAATGACCACCGTGTTCTCGAACACCAGTCATGTATTTTTGTGAAGCGATTTGGCTAAAGTCACCTAAGATTTGTCTAATATGCTCTTGGTAAGTCATATTTTTGGATGTAAAAAATTAATTTCTGACCTGTATTTTCGATAGCAGGTTTGGCACATTCCCTTAGGGCCATCTGCTTCTCTGATACAGTCTTCGACGATACATTTTTGGGGGAGTTTGTAAAGTCTTTCTCTCATGTTATTTATTCCTCCAGTGAATTAAGCAGTGTTCTTTTCTGCTCATAACTTTTAAATTTTCTGGCCTATTGTCCAAAGTATCTCCATTTAAGTGGTGGACGATTTCATTTTTTATGTCCAAATATCTACCTAAAATCTTTTCCATTACCAACCTATGTTCATAGACATATTTATGGTCTCGACAATAGGGGTGTTCTGGGCAATAAATTACTCTATATCCATTGTTCATAACGAATTCTTTTTTCTTCCCAAGTTTTCCTGTTTTTATTCCATTTTCCTTTAGCATTTTAAGAGTTTTAGGATTGGAAAAATAACACTTTCTTGAGCAATATTTTTTGTTTTTGTCTCTTGGTGTGAATATTTTTTTACAAGTCAAACATTCTCTTGGTTTGACAAGCGATATTCTTTTGCCATCGACGTATTGATAAAGGTCGTTCATATTATTTACCTCCGTATTGAACGTAACCTTTATTGAAAACTACCCAAGCACCCCAACCTTGAGAGAGGTAGATTTTTCTTACCTGTTGGGCATTGAACATTGGATCGTTTAACTTTTCTTTCCACTCGTCATGAGTCATGTACTTAGGTTTATGGACAGAATTTACCTGACACCAGGAATAGTCATAAGTGCCATTTCTGTTGTGGTTTATGGCATATTTATTCTGTCGGCCATTCTCTTTCATACAAATTCTAATCATCATTCCGGCTTCATCAGCAGGAAATATTTGTCGGATAGCGTCATTCCAAGTAATTGGTTCTGCCGCCTCCACTTCCTGAACTACTGGCTTCTCAGGCACTTCCCTCTTGGCTCGAAGTAGCGTAACTGCTAAAATAACACCGGCTAGAAATCCCATCACAACAGCACCCAAATAGCAGTTAATTTGGTGGTTTTTAGCCTGTTTTTCTTTTTCTATTCTTTCAAGTCTTGTCATAGATTTTTAAATTAATAACCCCACCCGAGAAGAAGAGGGATGTTGGGGTGTCGCTGGCGAGAACGGCAGGCAACTTCCCCCATCTTTTCGAGTGGTGAGTCTTGGGACTCGGAGAAGAGGGATGGGCAGAACAACGTGTATAAATGCTCCCTCTCCCTTCTCTCCAAGGCCCAAGAGCCTTGGCAATAACGTGTAACTGCTTTGAGACTTCATTGAAAAAGAACCTCCTTATTAGCCACTAACATTCGATAAATACAGTCGTTGGTTTTGTGGTTGTAGATAGCCATAGATTTAGATTTGATGGTCATTTCATCGTCCATCTCCTGAGAAAAACTAACTAAATAACCTAAAAGTCTAGTGGTTTGGTAGAAGTATTTATCGTCTTTTCTAACCGTAGGGAAGTTCATGGTCATAAACTGAGACTTGGCTTCATTCCAATCCCCATAGTCTCGGTGATTGAGTTCTTTGGCTCTTTCGTAGCAAGCCTTGAAGACATCGTGCTTACCTTTAGCTTCAGCCCACTTCATAACCGACCAAAGTTTGTACCCGAATAAATCTTTAACGTGTTCGCATTCTGCTAATGTCATAGCCTCTCCTTTGGTAAAAAATTAAACGTTCAGGATTTGTTCTAATGTCTAGGATTTGATTAGGTTCAAGGTCTTTAAGGCTAGGTTTTTTATTGTCTTTTTCATCCCACTCAATCTGTTTACTCACCCAGTTCCTTAAAGCAGCTAGTTTATTGGCGTATCTATCCTTTCCTTTAATTTCGATGTCATTAGCCAAGCGATCTAAAACCCTTTCAACGTATTTGGTAGTAACTTTGTATTTTTCAGCAACCTCCTTAATCTCCTTGTCCTTAATATCACTTATATTTCTATATTTATTAATATTATTATTAATATTATTATTAGTATTAGTATTAGTGTTAGTATGGGGGGTACCTAAGGGTGGACTATGGGGTAACCCCCCCTCTCCTTCTCCCTTAAATAAGGACTCTTTTACATTCTCTGGAATCAGTTTTAACTCTCTTTCCTTAGCAATTTCAGTGCTTCCTCTAAAAGAATTGTAGCGTTCAGAGTTTACAATATAGACCCAATCCTTATAAAATTTGACCTTAGGATAGAGTTCTTTTTTAGTCTTGTCTATATCTTTTATTCGGGCTTCTGTCTTAAGAGAATAGTCGCTGATCTGATAACAACCGGAGAAACCAATAAGGTCGTTGGTGATGAGGTATAAAAATAGTTTTTGTCCTTGTTCAGAAAGTGATTGAAACCAATCATCTTTCCACGTTTTAGTCCAGAATATTCTAGTTTTCATCAGGTTCCTCTAAAGCATGTGATGAATGAATAAATTAGTCTTATTGACTAAGGCGAAGGTGTAGCAGCAACTACACCCTCACCCCAGCCAATAGGCTGAGGGAGTTAGATCCATCTAGGTGGATGTTCTTTGTTTGTAGGGCAGAACCAACCAGACCATTCTTTTCCGTCTTTGTTAGTTCCAGTTTTATGAACCATTAACGATTTACAGACCTCACAATAGACCTGTAATTCTTTGCTATCGGCTACAATTTTAGTGACTGGTTTTTCTATTTTCATCATCTCTTCGGCACTAGCAATTCCGAGAGTTGTTTCATATCCAGCAAAGGCTAACGCTCTACCAACAGCTGAGGTTTCCGCAACCTCATAGGGACTGTCTTTTTCAATTTGCTTTCCGCCATTAGCGGCACTAATACCAGTAAAAGTTCCTTTAGAAGTAACCACAGTCGCTTTAATTACAACTGGCTCGGTGTATAAGACTTCAGTATTAACTGAGATAAGGTCTTTCTTGGCCTTCTCTAATCTTTCTGCGACAGTAACGTATTCTTTACCATGTATATTTACGCTCATTCTTCCCCCTTTCTAAGAGACTCCCAGTAAGCATCAGCCTTTTCCATTTCTTCTGGAGTTTGAGGCTCGTAATCGCCTGGATCGCCCTCATCTTCTTTTAAACTTTTAAACATTTCTTCTTCGAGTTGTTTTCTCATTTCTTCAGGAATTGATGGGTTGAGTTCCATAATCTCCTGTGCCTTATCAATGGCGTTGTCAATGAGAACATCATTTTGTTTACAGCTCATCTTCCACCTCCCCACATAAACCACCCTCATTGATTAGGGCAAAGTCTTCCGGTTCACTGTCTTCTACTGAAGGTAAAACCTCTATTCCTTCACACTCGACAATCTTTCCTTTTTCTCGTTTGATTTGGTGAATGAAGTCGTAGGTAGCCTCTTCATTTAGGGTGAATTTCCCCTCATCATGTAAGAGTCCGAGTTCTTCAACGGTTTCATTAATAATTTCTTGTGGAACAGTAGGATCAACGTATTGTGATACCCATTTGTTCAACATCCTTTTTTCGATTTTGTTCATTTTTCCTCCTTGTGAAAGTCGGTGTAATAAATAACTTTCGTATGTCTAGGAATGGCTCTAACAAAGCCAGTAGCACAAACGTAGCGTCCTGTACCTATCTCACGGGCTTTGTGAGTACCGAGAATATATTTATTGAAGAACTTAACCATTAAGATTCCAATATCCATTTAGGCCTCCTGTTTAATATTTAAAAGTTCATCTAGTTTTCTAAAAAAAGTCTCGTATGCTTCACTAATTTTTCCCTTTTCATAAGGCATGGCCATTTGGTGAGTAACAGGTCTCATGGCTTCAATAATTTTGAGTTTCAAATTTATACGAGCTATTTGGGTAGACAATTTCATTGATTGTTTAAACTAATAAAGTGTTTAATAGGTGTTTTAATACTCCGAAGGGATTTGGGAATCAGAAAAAAATATCCGGTTCTCTTTAAATAATCAGCATAAGAAACGTGCCAGTCTCTCATGTGAATCATTTGTTGTTAGTTAATCTATAAACAGAGCGGATTGACTGCTTTATAGCTGATGAAATTTCTTCTTTAGTTGCCCCTTTGAGTTCCGCCAGTTTAATTACTTTTAGTAGGGGTTCATCTCGATACTTCTTAATGTCGTGGACAATCTGGTTTAATTTGTCATCTTTTTTGGATACATTTTTTGTCATATTTTTCATATCAATTTAGTTTTGAAAGTGTGTTTTGAAACTATTTGAGTCCAATCTCAAAATCAAACACTTACTTAATAATTGATTTGATTATATACCCCCTGCCAAGGGTGTCAAGTAGGCAAATTAAAGCTAAATTATGGTGTAGAATGACTGTTAGAAAAAACTGAAAATCTTACTTGAAATTTTGACAGATAGATTATCCCCTAATAATTTCTTATTTACAGGAATAACTAACAGTAAACAACCCATAACACAAGAGATGTTTATAGGCGTTTAGGTAAATAACTACCAGGTAAAAAGAGACCTATCTTCTGTGGTGTCTCTGGTGATAACTTTTTCTTCTCTCCGGCATTCTATTATAGTTTTGGTTTTTAAAGCATTCTGGGGGCATCTCATCGCGTGTTACGAGCCTCCCGTCAGGGTGTAAGAAAAGGTTTTGGTCAATGGCTAGACGGTCATATTTTTCATGTACGTCGTTACCACTTCTCTCGCCTAAAAGTCCAACAGCATTTTCTTTTCTATCCGAACCTCCCTTACATTGGGGAACTCGGTGATGGATTTCCAATCTCCCTCTTTGACCTGAGACAGCACAAATGTTTCCCTGTTCTTCTCTAACTTGTTTTTTAATTTCTTTACTAAAAGCATGAAAACAGACATCTAAAAGGAGTGGCATTGAGCCATAGAAATCAGTTTCCAGCATGTAGCCTTAGCATTGGTAAACAAATTAAATTTTCAAAACAAGGCTTACCACCAACTTCCGTGTAAAATTCATCCATAACAATTCGTCTTATTTCCTCTGGACTTTTACCCTCTTGAAAAGACTTTAATACCTCGACATGTTTTTGGCAGATTTCACAAGTCTTACGTTCTCCCATAAGGTCTCCTTTTCATATCGGGTATGAATTGACTTAAATCTGAGATAGAGCGGATAAAGAACTCTCCAAAAGCCTTCTGGCCGTCATACCTTGTGATTAGTCCTTCAATTCTTCTTTCGGGCATGGAGTTTTTTAACCTCTAATTGGGTTTCAAAGGCATCGACAGCTTCCTCCATGCTGTAATAAGCAATCATTCGTCTTTTATCAGGCCAAAGGGCTAGGGTAACTCCACCCTCACTTCCTCTCCCTCCCATACCGTGTTCAGCACCAAATTCATCATTTACCTTATATGTGCCTCCAACGACAATTAATCTATCCTTACCACCTCGATTTAAATGTTCAACACTCTTTTGATGGGTATGACCGAGAAAAATAATATCTGAGTCAGGTAATTCATGTTCCATCATTCTCTTTCCAGCATTGGTGATGTTTAACTTAGAAGTTCCCCAGTGCATGTGCGAAATTCCAATTTTATATTCTTGTTCCCCGACTTTGAGTTTTACTTCCCCACCGCAATTTAAAACTGGACACTTAAAATCTCTCAGCCAAGTATTTTCAAACTTATATCCAGCACTTCGTAGCCATTGATTGTGATTTCCAAAAGAAAAAGCAATTACCTTACCCTGATCGTCAAGTTGTTTAAATAGTTTCTTAAATAAAAACCCTTGCTCTTGAGGATTTAAAGGGTTTTCGTAAACTCCAGCAGCCGCTTTTCCTGTGGTAACCATAAAATTGTCCACTTCATCACCGTTATTAATGACATAGAAATTAGGTAATTCTCGACAACGGGTATAGTCTCTTAAAAAGGCTTTGTAGTCAGTGTGAATAGATCCCAAATGGTCATCAGTATTAAGCCAAACATATACAGGCAAATCAGGGTGAGCAGGATGTAATTCAACTGAAGCCTCTCTTTGCCCGACTTCTTGCTGTTCATAAATTTCTTGAGCATCAGCTAAATGGTGTAACATCCTCTCTTCATCTATTAGAGGAATTTTTTTATTAGTAAACCTTGTCCCCTCTTGGGGAAGAATTAATATTTCATCACCCTTTCCGTTTATGACTAATTTTTCTTTCAACTTTATGTTGAATACAGGGCTTTATCTATCGTTTGATAGAATATAGTTACCAGAGGGGGCCCGTCTAAAGCACCTCTGGTTATTTATTCAGTATGGTTTTGTTTCCAAGGTCATAGAAGCCACCGGCACTAAGACCTAAGATTAAACAACCCATGATTGAATAGTAGAGATTCAGACCAAGTTCAAAGAAAACAGGAAGAGCGATGAATCCGAGAATAAGATTGATTACGGGACAATATTTCTCTTCTAAACCAACCTTTTTTAAGAGCTGATTTATAGCAATAAAAATAAAAGGGAATAAAGTTATTATCCCAGCGGGATTAAGATTTTCTATCATAAGTCTTTAGTTTTTTAATAAATAAATTAAATAAATCTTTCCAAGTATATTGAGATGGGAATTTAGTTAGGGCTTCTTCGTAGAGTCTTTTGTAGCGTTTTCTTTCCTCGTCTATCAGAGCGTTCTGTTCCAGTTCATTCTCTAAGTCTTTTTTAGCAGTAATCGCTTCCGACTGCCAATATGCTCCTGATTTCTCTTCTTCGGTTAGTTTTAGGCTCAAATCATCGACCTGTTTTTGCAAATCGTTGTGTGAGGTTTCCAAACTTAAAATTTTCTCTCCAAGCGTTTGAATCTGTGATTGTAAGGCTATCTTATCTGTAAGGGCTCCAAAGGCTTCCCGTACCTTTCCTTCGTCTGCGTTTTGCTCTCGAAGGAATTTTAAAATATTGTCTTCTGATGAACTCAAGTCGTTGTTATCATTGTTCTTCTGTATGATAGCATACCCCTTGACTAAGGGATAGGACGAAGTTGGCTTAGTCTTTCCGTCCCAAGGGTCGATTAATTGATGGTTTCCTATATATAGTACCCAGTGTCTATCAGAGGGTGTAGCCACGACTCCATCGTAGTCCACTTCTACGAGACAGCCAGAGTTCTTTTCGATTGCTTCACGAACCGCTACATCATTGTAAACATACTGTCTTCCCATGTCGGGAAAAGTAAGTCCGAGTTTAGTTTCGTTTATTTTATTCCAGATAATTCTATCAACTGAAAATCCGTTTACGGCTGTAAGGAAAGCATTGACAACATCAGGGGTAGTATCGGCAAGCATGGCAATCGCTGTAATTGTACAGCCGTAGTTTCCAATACTTGAGGTTGAATTACCTATTTTAATGTCTTTCCAGCGAGAATCTCTTTGACTCAGATTTTCCATATTAGAATTTTGCTTCAATAACTTTTATTAGGTTCTGAGCTAAGACTGAAACTGAACCCCCTATAACTCCCGACCCGATGAGCCAACCAATGGCTTTATTTCTGGAGTCCCAAAGACTATCAACTTTAGATTTAAGTTCTTTGTATTCTGAATCATTTTTTACCATACAGTCTAATGAACTTTTAATCGTATCAATACCCTCTTTCATGTATTTAATGTCTTTTTTTAGTAGTGCTATGGAGATTTCAGATTTCATTTCTCTACGGTGACATAATCTTTAAATTTTTCTGTTAGTTCTTTAATGGTCATAAATTAGAGATATGCACAAGTGGCTCTAATAATTCTTCTGCTACATCCAACTGTGTTGGAACCGGTTTTTATTTGAGTAAAGTTGATGTAATAAACGGTTTTAGCCGTTATGGATAAATATTTTCTTGCAAAACCATTTACACCAGTAGAAATAATGCCAGCTGTTGCACCATTTACCTCTGAACATAAAGTAAAATCGGCATCACTTTCAGAATTATTTGCAGTAGATAGTGTTACTTTAGCGTATGTAGAAGTTCCATTTAGGTAAGAATAAAGTCCAACTACTGAAAAACTTACATCAAAAACACCTATTGGCAGAGTTATGTTCACGCTTCCTAAATTACTCCAAGTATTTTGAGCAATAGTAGACTCAGGATTTGTTGTATTTACTAGCTCAACTGACCATTTGGCTGGACTAAGTGGAAACCCTTGTGGTGCTTTTTGAGTTGAGTAATAATTTAACGTAATAGCACTATTAGCCATTAAGACTAAGGCTAAACTATCAGTCGGGTCAATTTGGTGTAAGAAAGTAATTGAAGTATAACCACCAGTATAAGCACTAACTACTGTAATAATTCCATAAATTACATTAGTAGCATTAGTAAACTTTATTCTCATACCAGCACTATATTTTCCTGTTACATCAGCATTAACTCTGAATACACCAGTTGGGTCATCTACTGATACATATTCCCAAGTTTCATTAGCTGAAGTCCAGCCATCTACATTTCCGTTAAATAATGGTGAGGTTA